AGCTGGTCTTGCGTATAAACATTTTATTTTTATCTATTGTGAGCATATCGTCTAGAACTAGGCGTTGCCAGGGTAAAAGCGGCAGCCCTATTTTCTCTGCTAGCTCTGCAACCTCGCCGCCGCGTGTGGGCCCAGATAACAAAACGTTATGCAGGCGCGGTTTCGCTAGCCCCCGGAGCGGCTGTTTAGGTTTACTAGTCATTAGTTAGCGCTTTGTTCAGGCTGGCCCAAACAGGGTCCACTTTGTGGCTTTATGTCCGTTTTCGGGGATAAATTGCCAGAAAAGACAGGGGGGGTAGCCGTCTTGGCTAAAAAAACACCCTGTGACTTATTGCCTTTAGATACGTTACAACGCTTGCAACAGGCTACCGCGTTATCAAAGCTAAGCACTAGCTCTGGGGCTTTACTAACAGGTATAACGTGGTCCACTTGGTCTGCATCTGCCCCACAGTAATAACAGGTGTAGTTATCTCTAGCTAATACTTGGTTTCTAAACTTGTACCGGTAAGCCCTGTTTACTCTAGGGTCGCCACGCTTAGACACGCTTAAACAGCTCCTCAGCCTCTACTTCAACGCAGCCATAGCACCAAGCCTCATAATCTCTATACTTACTCCAGATAATTTCACTTTCATCACTCGGCAAACCGCAATTTTTGCAGATAATAATAGCCATTAGTACCAGCCTTTCTTATTATGATGACGTAACGCTTCACACGCATCACCCTTATAGATCCTATGGTTATCTATGTACTTTAGCCCTAAGTCTATCTGTTTGTAAGGGTTTGTTTCTTTCATCTTTAATAACTGTGGTATTCCATAAGCTGTAGAGTTTGGGTTTTTAGCTTTAGGCCGCCAATTACTTTCTTTAGTCCACAACTTTTCAATACACTTAAACTCTTTATATGAGCCTATCTTTATATGAGCATATATTTTATAAGCATCTATAGCGTTTATATCAGCCTTTACGGGTAAGGTCTGTAAAGATAGCAAGCCTATACATAGGCATAACTGTAGCCCTAGCTGTCGCAGCGTTCGCAAGCTAGCGCCCTTCGGGGCTTGCGTTCCGCGCAGACAGCGTACCCGATTAGTCAAGCATTTGAGTAAATTGTGGATAACTTGAGCAGGGCTTGGGCGTGTTGTCCACAGGTTTTTAGCCCTTGTGGATAACTTAATTGCGTACCTGCCGGGCGTTGTCCACATCTACCATAGTTATATCTAGTAGCCCGCACCTTGTGCATTGTAGGCATTTAACGTTAGGTGGCAGGTGGTCAGATACTACGCGCTCTAGCTGTAGCGTTACGGTCTTGCATTGTCTGCAGTTAGCCTCTATGTAAAGCATAGTTTTTAACCCCATCCTTTATTGTGCTATAGCTATTTGTGGATACGGCATATTGGCTATAGGCCATAGGTAACTTTGTGGAATCCACCAGTTAGCCTGCACTTTATGCCTAAACTTGGCATCCTTGGCCCAGGCAATAGGCAAACAGCCTACTACTATGTACTCTGGCGATTTATTTATTACAAATACTGCTATATCCTCATCACGATCTATTGGCTGTATTATCAAATGGCCAGCGTTATATTTTGTGCTTTTTACCTCTACATTTTTACCTACATCTGCTATGCGTTTACCCTTGATTAAATACGGGTCAAAGTCGCAGCCTATGGCTTTAGCAACTGCCCACTCACTACCCGTAGCTGCTGCATCTTGTGCTATAAACTCGTGCAGGTTAAGGCCCGATTCTGCCGCTTCATAAGCGCCGCTACGCGTATCCCAATAATCCGGGGTATTTTCTGCCCTAATCAACGCCGCTTTATGGCAAGTGTATTGCTCTTGTTTTGTAAGCGTTATTTTAGTCATTTATTGTTTGCCTTTTCGCTATCGCTCATAAATGCTTCTGGCACAGGCTCGCGTTCAATTACAGGATCTAGGTTTAGCCCTGCCTCTGTGATTACCTCTGTGTAATCCTCTGGCATAAGCCATTGTGTATCATATTTACGCATCCATATCGGCGGGCATTGGTTAGCCTTGACCTTCTCGCGGCACATCCAGCCTTTGTATGGCGCGCCCGTCTTACCTATGCCCTCTAGCAACATCCTAAAGCCGTGTTTACAGCTAGGCTCATTGGGCAGGTCTATAGCGCCTGTCTTTGTAGGCTTTGTAGGCCCTGTAAGGCTTTGTGCCTTGTCCATATCCTGCCGTGTAGGTCTACCTATGCCACCAGGGGTTAGCAGGCCTATAACGCGACCGTAAGCGCTAGTAACGCAATTCTCTACCCAAAAATTAGCATTAACGCCACGGTCTGACCTAACTTCTAACGCATAATCTACAGCGCTTGGCTTCTCATCATCATAGTTTTTATAGGCCTCAGCTCTTACCAATATGTAGCCATCTTTTAGGCTTATATCCTCTATGTATGCAACTAGGCGCAAGCCCGGATATTCTGCCCGCGCCCTAGTTATGCGGGCGTTTACATCCTCATAGCCCTCTAAGAAATTGCTCATTTATTGGCCTCTCTTAGCGCCTTAGAAATATTTTTACCGCGTAGATAACCGTCACCGTGGCCTTCGCGGTAGCCTGTGCGATAGGCAGCTAGCATAAACATACCTACCATTAGCACCGTAAATAAAATTACTGCTAGATCTATTAACATACAGCCCCTTTAGTTATGGCTGTTAGGTCTACCTGCTAAGTAGCCCTCTCAGCGTGTAGTAAAAGTATGACCTATGCCTGCGACATATTGCTAGTTTTCTAGCGGCGTGTCTTTCTTTGTGTCTTTATCAGCCTTAGATTTTAGCCCATTACCAGCTAACACCCCGCCTAGCGCACCCGTTAAAAATATGGCTAAAGTCTGTAGCAACTGTATAAAGTCACGGTCATTAGGACTCTGTGCATTTATAGGCTGTGTTACAAATACCAGGGCATAAACAGCGCCAAAGGTAATAGTAAAAAAAGTTACAGCTAATACAGCGCCTATAAAAAAGATTAAGCGGGCGTGTATGTCCTCAGGGCTTAGCCGCCTTGCCGGTTTAATCGTTGATCCTAATAAGGTCTTTAGTACAAACGCCTGTAGCTTCGCATTGGGGCGGGTTACACTCGGGCTTTTCCCAGTTTTCATAATTCTGGCAAGGATAGCGCACCCACCCGTCATAACCACAGCCCACTAGGGGCGTTATACAGAGCAGCGCCCCTAGTAGGGCCTTAGTCACTTTGCGCCTATACCAAATTGCTTCTCGTTAGGCTGTACAGCTTTTAATATTGGACCAATAAAAGCGGCTATAAAAGCATTAGCCAATACTTTAGGGTCTGTTATGCCTGCTAGGTACAAAGCTGCAACGCTAGCTAAAGCCGCGCGCCCGTAACTATAGGCCGCTGCCTCTAGTTTCTTTTTATTCATTGTTCTACCTGCTCTGCCCCTTGCGTTTTGCCCTTGCTTAACCTTAGTATTATTTTTGCAGCTTTCGCCTCATTTACAGCTACCTCAAAGTGCATTTCATCCGCGCGTGTCCACTGGCCGCCCCAGGCTAGCCCGTACTTTTTACATAAAGCCTTAATCATTGGCACTTTCGCAGCTGGAAATGTACCGCGCTTAGTCAATGGGTGTTTAGTAGCGTTTAGATCTATAGCTGTACCGCTGCTATGGCAGCTAAGTTTACCGACCACGCCCCTTACATCTCTAAATGCGTAGCCCCACTCATCCCACTCACCCTCATCTATAGGCTCTATAAGCGTGTGAAACTCAGCGGCAAAGCCTATAAGTAATGGCGCTACTTTTTTAGCGCATTTTAGTTTTCTGTTTGTGCCAGGTACAGGGTAATTTTCTATGCCTATCTCTGCCGGGTCTTTACTAGCAGGCCAGCCGTTATAGCTCGTTAGCATCTACCCAAGCCTGCTCTGGCTCGTTCCAGTACCACATACCCTCTGTAGGCATAGGCGTAGGCGGTTGCCAGTTATGGTCAGCATCCAGCGACCAACTAGGATAAGGCTGTGGCGCAATAAATACATCTGCCACAGGATCATAGCTATAACCAATTCCAGCATATTGTTTGCGGATATTGTTATTGTATGAAGTGCGCTTTACTGTGTAAGGCGTATTTAGCGCGTAGTAAGTTTCGGTGTCTAAACCATCTATTAGCTCTGTTTCATCTTTGCCTACTGTAACTGCAACAACAATATTATTATCATCTAAATATGCGTAATGCGCCATTATGCCCAACTAACTGTATCTGATACGCCTGCCGCTGTAATTTCTGAAATCTTAAATCCACCGCTTGTGCTTGTGCTTTGTGTAACGCCACCGCTAAAAGTTGCAGTATAAGTGCTAGGATATTTTAGAATTACAATTCCTGAACCGCCGCTACCGCCACTTGTGCCACCACCTGATGCTCCGCCAGAAGCACCTAAACCACCATCACCTCTGTTAGTTGTTCCATTAGAACCATTGGCATTGGTATTATTACCCCCACCAGTTCCACCAGCTGCATAAGTGATAGATGAGCCACTAATTGAGTTAGCAGTTCCAGCACCGCCATTACCACCTGCAGCTCCTGTTGGCAAACTTCCAGCAATAACACCATTTGAACCAACAGCAGAAGAACCACCGCCGCCGCCAGCGGTTGCCGTAGTTCCAATAGGTGTTGCACCGTTGCCACCTGCATACCCCTCAACAGGTGAATATGAACCAGAGTTTCCAGCAGCGCCAGTATTTGTGCCTGCGCTTACATAACCACCGCCACCGCCTCCAGAACCACCTGTTAAAGCTAAACCACCAGCATAACCTTGCGCACCACCGCCGCCGCTTGAAGTAATAGTATTAAAAACTGAATTATTACCAGAAGCCCCTTGTGCAGTTGTGTAATTATTTGCACCACCAGCACCACCAGCACCTACAGTTATTGTGTAATTTGTAGAAGGTGTTGCCAAAAATGTGCTTGTTCTATATCCACCAGCACCACCACCGCCGCCATTAGCATAAGTAGAACCACCACCACCGCCGCCGCCAGCGCCTGCAACGACTAAATACTCAACTGATACCCCGCGCGGATAATTTTGACTAGCAATAATCCCGATTAAACTCATTACGCTATATCTCCAACTACCAAAAATGTATTTGATGCGGTGCAAATAATAGATGCGGCAGAATATCTAGCGCGTAGTTTAGGTGCTGTTGCTGTTGCACCTGTTGAGTTAATAGTTACCCCTGCGCCTTGCGATAGAGTTACTTGGCCTGCGCCGATCTGAGCTATATTTATTACATCACCTGCGCTAAATACAGATGGCGGCACAGTTAGCGTTATTGCGCTTGCATTGTTAAGAGTTACTAGCTGGTTAAGGTTAGCTGCTAAAAGCGTATATGTAGTGCCTGTTTCTGCATCAAACTCTAGTTTTAATCTAAGTACAGCTGTACCGCTAGTAACGCCGCCTGATAGCCCTGAGTCTGTGCCTGTAGTTATGCCCTCTATATCACCTGTTGCTCCGCTGACTACCCACGCGCTGCCTGTGTAATACCAAGTAGTGTTAGTATCTTTAGTAAATGCAAACTGACCTTCTTGCGGGCTAGTTATTGCGCTGTTACGCGCTGCCTCTGTGGCAAAAACTAATATGCCTTGCATTAAATACCCGTTTACATCCGCGGCAGTTAAAACCTCACCTGTGGTAAAGGTCTTAAATCCTAAGCCCGCTGCCATAGCATCTCCTTAATAAGCAAGTACGCCTGTGTCTAGCAGGCCGTATATGCTTGAGTCTAGTATAAAGCCGTCTATTATTGGCTCTAGTGTTGTTAGTGTCGTTTTCCAGCTGCTGGGCGTAATTGCCATAGCTACGCCAAACACCTGCAAAGTTTTAGTTAAGGTAGATGAGCCTGGCTGGTTAGTAGTAATAGTTATAGGGTCAAAAAAATCTAGATCTAGGGCTGCGATTATGCCGGCATTATAGTTATCTGTGTATAAATCTAAGGTAATGGCATCACATCTTATAGACGTTTCTTTACGGCTAGCTACATAGGCTTGAGCGTAATCTAGCGCTACCGCATCTGTCTGCATTAGTAGATTTTGTTGGTTATAGCTGTGTGTAAAGTACTTAGCAATAGAGGCTGCATCTGTAGCTACCTGTGTAGTACCGCCTGTACGGGTAATGCTAGCCGCGTTAAATACCAACGTATCATCTAAGCGCCAAACAGCGTTAAAATAGCCTATAGCCGTGCCGTTATCGTTAAACACGGTAGGTGTGCCGCCTATGCTAGCCGTGGTCACGTTTCTATCTTGAAAGACAAATGAGCCTGTAGCATCTACATAAAAAGCCCCGTACTCACTTAGGGTTACTGTGTTAAGGGCTGCAAGGCTAGTGCGCGCTGTGCCGGGGTCTGCCTGCATTGTAGTTAGCCCTGCATCTACGTCACGCATAGAGCTAGGCCAGCCTATCTGATCTAATATTTGATTAACACGCGTACCGCTCAAATCTCCAGCGGTTGCCCCTGCTACTGTTGCTATCTGTGCATTTTGGGCAAGTCTAAACGCATCTACCGCCGTAATAGTGGTATAAGTAACCTCATCTGCGTTTTTAGGTGTAGTAGTAGTGTAGCTAGTGATAAAACCGCTAAAGATAGGGTAGGTAGTACTAGCGTAAGTAGCTGTTATCTGCACTTTACGCATAGGGTCTAGCAAGCCATAATAAGGGCCGCTAGTATTTTGTGGGTTAAAATCGCCGTTTTGGTCAACAATACGCATAGTTAGCGTACCTGTTTGGAATTGGTCAGCCTGTGGGTTACGGCCTCTGTTTGTCTGTATTGTATCTACTACGTTAGACACATCTACAATTACTGCCAAGCTATCGGCTAGCACATTTGTATCTAATATGCCCTGGTCTAAAATCATAGCCTGGGCAAAACTAGGCCCGGTGCTAAAGTTAATTACCGCGTTTATTACTGGCAGGGTCATAGCCCACCGGTGTAACGCAGCGGGTCACCTTTACGCTCTAGGTCTAATATGGCTTTTTGTACAGCTTGCGCTATTGTGTCCTCGCTACCTACTACGCCTGCGTTTACTGTTATGTAGTTATCGCCCATCCTAAAGCGGGCAGGGTCAAAACCAGAGTCTGCTCCTATGCCTGGTCTTTCCATTATACGCATTTGTGCTAACCGTAACTGCTCATCACCTAACATACTGTCTATAAAAGGTTGCGCTAATAATGTGTCTATATGCTCTTTAAGTAAAAAGTTAATACCTGTGCCAGGATCTGTAGTTGCTCTTAGGGCTAATAAAGTTGCAATAGCACCGCCATCACCACCGCCGCCGCCACCGCCGCCGCCACCGCCGCCACCGCCGCCATTGCCACCGCCGCCACCAGCACCGCCACCTGCTGCTATTCCTAATGGGTTAATTTTAAGCCCTGCCATTTGCATTAACAGAGCTAGCGCTTCGTTTAGGTTTTGTAGGTCTATAAGCGCTTTAGGCTTAAACTTTTCTAATATGGCGTTTATATCTTGTAGCTTAAAATCTTGCGCCTGCAACGCGCCTAGTATTGCTAAATTAAGGTTTATCTTTTTAGCTAAAGCCGTTGCAGCTACTACATCTTTAGCAGCTATAGCATCCTCTAGCGCCGCCATATCTTTTTTTAGCGTTAAGCGTACAAGGTCATTAGCTAGGCTTAGTTTTTGTTGATCTGTCGCAGCTGCACCTAGCTTGTTTATTTCATCCTGTTTGGCTGCTAGCGCCGCTGCAACCTGTATTTTATCCAGGTCAAATACATCTGTACCCTTGCCAAGTGCTAGGGCAGCTTTGTCTAGTTTGGCTTGTATTGCCTTCTCATCTGTTATCTTTTTTTCATTTTTTAATTTATTAGCCGCGTTATCTTTTTCTGCTTTGCCTAAAGCCTTGGCAGCTCTAAGCCGCGCTCTGCCGCGTTCTTGCTCTTTTAATGATTCTTTACCTGCTAGCCTGGCGCTTGCTTGATCCATTGTAGGCACAAGCTCGCCGGTAACTATAAAGCCTACGCCTCTAACTAATGCCTCAAAGATATTTAATAAACCCTGAGCAGCGCTGCTATCTTGTATGCGTTGAAATTGACTAATAATTTTATCTGCAAAACTTACAGATCCTGCCGCTGTCTTGCCTAGCGCTTCTCCTAAATTGATAATTTTTACTTGTAAATCATCTATGCTTATGCTGGCATCATCAAGACCGCTTACTAAACCTTCTCCTAGCTTTTCTTTAGCCATATCTACAGCCTCAGATAACCTAGCCATCTTGCCTGCGTATGTGTCTACTGCGTTAGCGGCTGCACCCTTAAAATTATTGTTTAGAGTCTTTAGTACCTCATCAAAGTTTTTACCTTTTAACTCAGCTGTAGTAAAGCCTATGCGTAGTTTTGCTAGCGCTGTAGTTTCGCCTTTGTACGCCCGTGCTAGCGCATTACTTACTGTCTGTAAATCTTTGCCTGTGCCTAGACTTACATCAAGCGCGGTCTGCAATAATGCTTGCGCTGTGCTGGCATCACCTGTGGCCTGTGATAATGATACGAAAGCATTTGTTAAATCGCCGCCTGCCTTGCCAGTAGCTAGGGCTAGTTTGTCTATAAATTGCCCTATAAATGGTGATGCAAAACCTAAATTAACTGCGTTTAGTTGTGTTGCTAGTAGTTTAGCTTCTTTTTGACTATCGCTAAATGCCTTTACACTTTGCTTACCAAATCTAACTACAGCGCCTACGCTAAATGCCAAACCTAAACTTTTAGCTAAAGTTTTTACACCTTTACTTAGTTTTGTAGTAGCAGTTTCGGCTTCCTTAAACGCTTTTTTGCCTGTGAACTCAGAAGCTATATTTACTACTACTTGCGGATCTACAGCCATTATTTTACCGCTTTCATAGACCTATCAAATATCTGTTTTGTTACCTCTAGCGCCTTCAACACAGCTGCATTAGTTTTGCCGCCATCCTCAGCCCAAGCTCTGTAAATAGCACGGCCTCTCATTTTGCGCGACCTACGCCCTGCCCCTGTTTGATTATTAGCATCTACTATTGAACCTGTGCCATTTAGCGCATCTATAAATTGTTTACCAGCATTAGGGTTTAGGCTCTTTGAGTATTGCTTACCAGTTGCAGTAGTTTTATCATAAACGCCATTTACATAGCGATCTACTAAAGGCCCTTGCGGTCTGCCAGATGGGTTTAGCCGCCCGCTAGTTTCATAGATAGCACCGGCAGCGCTGGCATTGACTATACGCGCTAGCGCTCTAAATCCGTTTCTATTGGGCTTGCTTGGCGCTGTTCTGAAACCTATACCGCGCCTAGCTTCGCCTGCATCAAATCTTGGAAATGCTCTGTAATTTATTGTTTCTGCGCTAGATACTGGGTTAGACCAGTTGCTTAGCTCTGGTATAGCGGCAGGTATAAAGCCCCTAGCTTTGTTAGTAACAGGCTTTAACAGGTCTGATAGCTCTTTTTGTATTGCCTTGCCTAAATCCGGGGCATACTTGCGTAAAGCCTTGCGGGCTTCAACGGCGCCTCTTACCTCGGTTGGCATCCTGCATCTCCTTAGCCCTATCAGTTAATACCTTTAGGATATTACTAAACATTACATCATCTAGATCTAGCAAGTACTGGGGCGCTATGCCTGTTTCTACCGCAATTTGTGCGATTAAATAGCCAAAACTACCGCGCCCCACTACTCCAAAGGGTTATCGTCTGTAACCTCAACTTTAGCTAAGGTTTCTAGAAAATCTGCCCCAAATGGTTTTACTACTTCGCCGCTTGCGCGTAAGCACTCCCAGGCTAGCCAGTAAACATCACTTTGTTTCTCATCATCTCTAAAGGCTTTGTGAAAACCTTTTTTAGCATACTGCTCAAAGGCATACTCAATACGGGGCGTAATCTTATGCTCGGTTACGCTGCCGTCTGCCCTTGTTATTTTAAGCTGTGCCATTGTTGCCCCTTTGTTTTAGTTATGGTGTGGTGTCTACTACGATAGGTGAGTTACAAGTAAATGTAATGCTTTGTGTAGAAATATCGCCAACAGCGCCGTTAATGTCTGTAGTGTTATTAACTAATACTGTGGTTTGATATTCTGGGTTAGTTGCAGATATTACCGCGCTGGTCTGCTTAAGCGTAAGCGGAACAGTAGTACCCCACGCAGCTTGCAAGGTTGCAAGTACGTTTGCTGATGCCGTATCGTTTAGAAAATCAAGCGTGATAGTGCTGGCCTCTAAACCTTTTACAAACTTATGTGCGGTATCGCCCATAGCTGTAACTTCAAGCTCATCAAAACTACGGTTAATAGTTGCGCTAGTAACGTGGTCTGATAGGGCTACGCTGTTAAGCGTTACTACTACGCCGTTGCTTAAAAAAATTGCCATTAGTTATGCCTCGTTTTCTGTTGTCGGTGTTTCTGTGTCTTTTACTGCTTTTTGCTTTGTTTCTTTAACCTCTTTAGGCAGTTCTTGGCCTATCTTGATTAGAAACGCTTTATCTTCGTCTGTTAGTGCCATTTTAGCTCCAGCTCGTTAGTACGGATATTTGTAAATCACTTGTTAGCAGGTCACCGCTTGGCAGCGTTAAAACGCTAGGTGCAGTTACAGCGGTAACGTTAAATACAATAGAGCTAGCTGCTAATT